GGTGGTGGAAACATGGTAGCTAATTTAACTTTACCTGGAGATTTTGCTTTTCAAGATTTTAGTAATAATAGTATGGTACCTGAAAATCCATCTGTTATAAATGGAAGAAGAGAAGCACAAATAAATGTAGGAGAGGTTACGGTAAGTATAACATGACGTATACAGAGTTAGTACAAAAAATTAGAGATTACACAGAAGTTACAAGCACAGTTTTAACTGATACCATTGTAAACGGATTTATTGAAAACGCAGAATTTAGAATTTTACGAGATGTAGATTCTGATAATAACAGAAGATATGTAACTGCTAATTTAATAGCTGGAACAAGATTTATAGATACGCCTCAGGGTTTGTTGGTTATTAGATCTGCTCAAATCGTAGATTCTGATGGCACAGCTAATCCTGATAATAGAGAATTTTTACAATATAGAGATACAAGTTTTATGTCAGAATTTAATAATCTAAATTCTCAAGGAGTTCCTAAATATTACAGTAACTGGGATCAAGACACAATAGTCGTGGCTCCTACTCCAGATCAGACTTATACGATTCAGCTAAATTATATCTTGAAACCTGATGGATTATCGAGTACAGTTCCTACTACATATTTAAGTCTGCAATTTCCCAACGGACTTTTGTATGCATGCCTAGTTGAGGCTTTTAGTTTTCTAAAGGGGCCAAATGATCTCTTGCAATTATACGAAGGAAGGTATAAACAAGCAGTAGAAGGCTTCTCAATAGAACAAATGGGAAGAAGAAGACGAGATGAATATCAAAGTGGTGTTCCTCGTATAGGTAAATAGGAGAAAATAAACATGGCTATAACACAAGCAATTGCAAACTCTTTTAAAAAACAATTATTAGATGGTGACCAAGATTTTACTGCGGCACCAGCTGGTGATATTTTTAAAATAGCTCTTTATACTTCTTCAGCAACTCTAAACTCAGCTACAACTTCTTTGTTAACTAGCTCACCTACTCATGAAGTTCCAAACTCTGGACAATACACAGCAGGTGGTGGAAAATTAGTTAATAATGCAACTTCAATAACAGCTGGTGTAGCAAGATGTGATTTCGCAGACAGATCGTTTACGAACGTTACTATCACTGCTAGAGGAGCTTTAATCTATAACACATCGTTCTCAAATTCAGCGGTGGCAGTTTTAGATTTTGGAGCAGATAAAACAGCTACATCTGGAGTTTTCACAATTCAGTTTCCGGCTAATACATCAACAGCAGCGATTCTAAGGATCTCTGGTTAATCGTAGGAGGTAATCTCCTATGGCGGGATGGAGTCAACAAACCTGGGGTCTTGGAACTTGGGGTCTTTTAGGAGACATTAATGTTTCAGTTACAGGTCAAGCACTAACTGCAACTCTTGGAAACGAAACTGTTATTATTGATGTTAATCACCAGGTAACAGGTCAAGCATTAACTGCAACTCTTGGAAACGAAAATATTGTAATAGCAAACGTAACATTCCCAACCGGTATTGCTATGTCTACTAATTTAGGACAAGCAGATGCTGGTCCTGATGCAATGGCTACAGGTATTGCAATGTCTATGGGTCTTGGAACTATAGACGCGTTCAACCAAACAGGTTGGGGTAGACAAGGTTGGAACGTAAACGCTTGGGGTGTTGAAGGTCAATTTGCAAATGTTACTTTAACAGGTATTGCAATGACCGCTGCTTTAGGTAATGAAACAGTTAGCGCATCCGCAATTTTAACTTTAAACACATTAAACGTAGCTCAAGCAACTTTAGGTCAAGCTGATCCAGCTCCAGATGCAAATGCACTTGGTCAAGCAATGGTTGCTAATTTAGGAACTCTCGTAGGACAAGCAGGGGCTGGAGCAACTCCAACTGGTCAAGCCATGACAGCAGCATTAGGGACTGCTGTAGGTGTGCCTGCTCAAGAAGTTCCTGTTACAGGTTTAGCTTTAACGGGTCAATTAGCTTCTGTTACTGCTATATCTCATGTGGATGTGCAGGTTACAGGAAATGCCTTGACTATAGCTCAAGGTTCTGGTAGTGCTTTAATCTGGAATGAAGTTAATACAGGTTCAGCGCCTATAACACCTCCAGGATGGCAAGAGGTGGCTGCTTAATGAGTTTGACAGAAACTCATATTTTTAATAAAATGAACGTATAAGGAATTAAAAAATGGCGAATTCAACATCTG